CAATTGCTCCTTCAGGTCCCATTAAAGTACGGTTTCCGTATCCACTTTTTCCACCTCCGGGAGAAAATAAATCATCAGCCATTGCTAAGTAAGTTAAACCACTAGCTATTATACCACCTACTAAAGCTGCACCTATTATTCCAGCACTTCCAGCCATTTTAAAGGCTCCACCTACTATACTTGAACGAGCTTCACTTTTAGAAAGCTTATTTAATAATCTCATCCCTCTTAGTCCATCTTTCAAACCTTTCCCAAAAGTAGCGATTCCTTTTACTAATTTCATTGTCATAATACCCCCTAAAACAACAAATACACTTTTCCAACCACCGAGAGTATGGAAAACTTCTCTAGCTTTATCAAGATAACTCTGGATTTGTTTACCTAAGTCCGCCATTGATTTTACACTAGCTACTAATTCTTGTTGTTCCTTTTCTTTAGCTGCTGTGATACCTTCTTGTATAGATTTTTGTTCAAATTGTTTAGCTAATGATTCATTACCTAACTGATTTAAATATTCTTGCTTTTCAGTTTCAGAATCTAATGCCATAAGTTTTTCATAAGCATCTTCTACAGAATTTGCAGATACTGCTTGTAAAGCTTCTTGTTCCATTAAAGATGCTGCTAAATCCTCTCTAGTCATACCAACAGCTTTAGCTATTGCTTCTTGTTGGATACGATTCATGCCACTAAACTCAGCTGCTGATCCTACATTTTTAGCTATTTCTGAAGCTAGGGTGGCTAAGTCATTGTCTAAGGCTGCTTGTCTAGCTTTTTCAAGATTTAAATCTCTACCAATTAATAATTCAGCTTCAAGCTCGCTTGCAATAGATTCTTCAAAATTTAATATACTTCCTGCTATACCATCTACTTTATCTAAACTAGTTCCTAGTGCTTTGGCAGCAGCTAGTGCTTCTCCTAATCCTTGAGCACCACCCTTAATTGATAATTGAGTGGCTTTAGATGTTTTTGAAATTGCTTTCATAGCATCTTTTTCATTTAGCATTAACTTACTTTGAAGACCACGAACCTTATATCCTGCCATCAATTCTTTAACACTACTTTTAACTTCTTTTCCAGTACCTAAAGAAAATTTTAATATACCTTGTGTTTCATCAGAAGAAAGCCCAGCAAATTTTTCAAATTCAGCCATTAAGCCTATACCTTCCTGTAATCCTTTATTTAAATCTTGAATACCAACACTAGTTCCTAATGAATTCTGGAGTGCTACGTTTGTTTTTGTTATTTCCTTGAATGTAACACTTAATTCTTTTGCATTGCCATCTATATCAACCATAGTTTTGCTGATTTTCATGGCAGCTCTATTAGTTGCTTCAGCTTCAGCATAAGTCATATTCATGCTTTTAGCTGTATCTCCTATAATAGTATCAAATTCTAAAAACCCTCCTACCATAAACTGAATAAGTTGGTTTATTAATTGAAGAGGGTTTAGTAGATTGGCAAAAGGGATATCTATCTTATCTAGAGCTTTGCCTAAACCTTCCATACCCTTGGAGGTTTTAGCAGCTCTTTTTAGCTTATTTTGTATACCATCAAGTGATTTACCTTGCTTATCTAAAAGTTTTTCCCCATTTTCTAAGGCAACATTTGCATCGTCAATTAAACTTTCTTCAAGACTTATATGACTGTTTATAGATTTTTGTTTTTGTAATTGCTTATCTAGAAACTTTTGTTGGGTGTTAGAACGATGCATAACACTTGATAGTCTTTTTACTTCACTATCTATTAAGTGTTTTTGATTTTTTAATTCTTCTAATCCCTCTAATTTTTGATCTCTTGAAACTTTTAAAAATGCAGTTTTTGATTTTAATAAATCTCTTTCTTTTTCTAACTTTGAAGCTAATGCACTTAATTCGTCTGCTGAGAGTTGGGTAATTTCTTTAGAATTACTTAAATAGTCAGAAGAAATTTTAGCTATCTCAGATAATGAAGAATTAGTATCTTTTAAATTTGATGCAAAATCCCCAGAAGTATCATTTACTCCCTCTAAAGAAACTTTAATATTATCTAAAATTCCTTTTAATTCTTTAGCATCATTTTTAATACCCATAGTGTGTTTGTTTATTATAAATATTTAAAGTTAAAACTTTTATTTATATTTAATAGGTGAAGTAGGTGATTTGAAATTAGGTGGGTATACCTTTTTAGGGTTATTTGGATTGGACACTGGTGGTGAGAGGGTTTGGGTGTTTGGGTTTTGTGTTTTTTCAATTTCTTCTTGTTCCTCTTTATAGTGGGCTTGCATTTCAGAAAATATAAAATTTCGTAGGTATATAGGAAGGCTATAAACTGTATGCCAGTCATAGCCTCCTTTTCCATGAAAACAAATTTGATGAATTTGTCTATATAAACTTAATTTTCTAGTTTTAGCACTAATCAATGTCAGGCCAAAAAAAGCTAAGCCCAATTGGGATATTGACTCCAGACGAATCTGTGGTGGGAAAAAAAGTCAGATCTACATCTGGTTGGGAATTTTTTATATGTTTACGGAGAGTTTTTGAATCTCTTGCTAATAGCCTTTTGTCTACAAATTTTCGAATTGTAGAAATGTCTCTATCACCATCAACGGAGGTAATCATAAACTTTAACCTAGTAGATAGTTCAGCCGAACTTTCTTTATTTAATCGTTTTAATCCTTCTAATTCACGAGTTATATTTTTTTCGTCTTTATTAGTTAGTAACTTATAAGTTATATCCATTTTAGAATAAGGAAGAGTATATGGGAATTCATTTAAACCTTGAGTAAAATTTGAATCATCTATAGATTTATTTTCTAATTGACCTAAATCAACTGTATGTTCTTCTCCTTCATATTCAAATGTATAATCAGGACCATATCCTAATACACGAGCTGCTACCATAATAGCATTTTTATCTCCAACTATTAAATCATCGTAATCAATTTCAGTTACAATTAACGATTTTAATAGTTTATCAATTGCTGTACCTTTTTTAATATATGACTGATTCATAAGGATATCTTCTTCCTTAGCTGTCATATATTTCATCTCAATAATACCAGAGGATAATGGACTTTCTTTTGGGTAGATTAACCCTTTTGATGGTAATTCAACTTTCTCAGTTGGTGTTGTAAATTCACTCATAATTTTTATTAAAAATAACTTAATTGTTTGATATACATATATTAAATTTGTGAAATGTCGTTTTTTCCTACAAGAAAAAGTTTAACTCCTGGGACTTTTTGAATTTGGTTGGCTATTTCTAACATTTTTGATCTATCAAATCCTCCTTTTTTTATAAAAGGATAACCATCTACTTTTACACTTAATATAGCTTTAAAATTATTTAAGTCTTGTTCACTATATGAGAGAGGTTCTTCTGAAGATATTACTGTTATACCAGGAATAGCTCTAATATCAGAATAAATTTCGTTTTGAGGACGTTCTTTAATATTAGTAATTAAAGTACCTATCATTTTAAATTTATCTTGATAGTCTTCGTTTATAGACTTTTTTAATTTTTCTATTATTAGCGTACGTAAATTATTATACTTCATTTTTATATGTATACTGTTAATATAATGATATTTAATTGAATAACCAAGGAAAAATAAAAGCTCCACGTATTAAGTGAAGCTTTTAAATATACTTTTAAACCTAATTTTAGTAATTTAATATACAGTAATCTGGTTGGACTTCAACTGTAATGTTAACAACTGTACCGTCATCATCCCAATTGTAATCACCAAAGTTTACACTTGTAATTACAGCACCTTTAACTTGCCATTCTCCAACCATATCCCCTACAGGACCTAATGCGTTAAGAGTTATGTCTTTCTTATAGAAATCAGAATAACCATCCCTACCAGTTACTGACTCATGTCCTAAACGTACCCATTCCATCACTGCTTGTGCTCCAGAAGGTGTAATTGATTCATATAACGTAAAAGTAATTGGTTGCCATATTGTTTTCCCTTTTACATAACGTTGAATATTAATGTGGTTAAGAGGAACAGCTGTTTGGCTTAAGGAAATAGCAGATACTCCTTTAACTAAATATCCAGGCACACCATCAATTACCGATACAAAAAATCGATTGGATTGTTTTGGTTCAAATGGAGTGAAGAACATATCTCCTTGTGATAAAATAGGCATATTATTTTGTTTTTAGTGTTGTTTTATTATAAATATTTAATTTTTTATTTTTTTTAACTTGGGAATTCAGCCCCTGTTGGTTCTAGAATAAAATCTAAAGATATAAATTCAGCTGTTCTTGTAGGTTGAATATAAATTTGACCTATTAACTGATTTCTATCTATTACATCAGGTGTATTTACAGAATCATCCATTATTACTTTAAAAGCAAACAAACCTTGTTTTTGTTGGATACTCTCTAAATATGGATTAATTCTTGCTAAAAATGACCCTCTAGTTATTATTGAATTTTGTTCAAATACTACTTGTTC